CCAAAAAATTGTTTAAATATATCAAATGGGTCACCACCTCCCATTCCTCCATGGTCCATATTTGCGGCATCTTTACCAAACATATCATATTTTTTTCTTTTATCAGAATCACTTAATACTTCGTATGCTTCACTAATTTCTTTAAACTTTTCGGTATATTCTTCTTTTTTATCTTCTGGTGATTTATCTGGATGATATTTAATAGCTAATTTACGATAAGCCTTTTTAATTTCAGTTTCATCTGCACTTTTAGATACTCCTAATAAATCATAATATGATTCACTCATTCTATTATAATATTATTACATGTATTTTAAGTATTTTAATTAATATATTATTTATAAAAATTATCTAAAATTGATTTTTTACAATATAAAAAAGAAAATATGAAAAGAAAATTTGAAGAATTTAATTCATCAACATATATAAATATTAATGATAATTGTCCCATTTGTATGGAAAAATTAAAAAATACAAATTTAACAATAACAAAATGTGGTCATAATTTTTGTCATAGTTGTTTAGATACACATTCTTGTAATGACAATAAATGTCCAATATGTAGAGCAAATATGGAAACAAAAACAAAGATAAAGATATGCGATTGTGATATAAATTATTCAGTAACAAAAGCATTAGATGATTCTACACCGAATTTAAATAATTTAGGAAAAAGAATAATTAAAAAATTTATAGAATCTATTTCAGAATTAGATTTACATGAAATATTAAATGAAAATAAAAATACATTTTTAACACATGATGTTATCAATGATATAAAAAGTAAAATAACAAGTACTTTAAATGAAGATAATAATTATAAGATTGATATTTTAAAATATTTATTTATGGAAGTGGGTTATTTCTCCATGGTAAATTCAAATTATGCATGTCATAATTTAAAAAATATATGTGATACACATTAATTTTATTTATTTATTATTTTTTTCCAATATTTTTCAATATTACTTTTTTTATCAAATTTACGATAAAAGTAAGATTTACATTCTTTTATTTTATCTAAATCTTCTTCTACATCAATAATTGTTTTTGGATTTTTGGATATTTGATTATATTCATTTTGTAATTTTTTTAATTGATTACTTCTATTTTTTCCATTTTTTTCTTGTTTTTCATATATTTTACGCTTTTCATCTTTTATTTTAATTCCCAATTCATGAACATATTCCCAATCATCATAAGTTACAGCGAAATTTTTAACATTTTTAATTGGATGTAAAACACTTAAAAAGAATTCATCACCTACATGCATTTTCATAAAAAATTTTAATTCTTCATATTTAGAAAGTAATTCTTCAACATGTTTTCTATTTAAACAAAAACGTGCATAATGTTTAATAAAAAATGGCGGTTTTCCATTTTTAGGTTGTTTTTTAATTCGTTCTTCCCAATTATATTTTTTAATTTTTAAAAATTTAATCCATGACCTTTCATCATTTATACAATCATTATAAAATGTATCAAAATCTTTAATTGGTACATCAGATTCAGATATAGTTACAAATTTAACATTATTTTTATTTTCAAAAGCAGCTTTTAATAATTCAAAATAAGCTTCAACAATAAATCCCCAACCAGTTTCTTTAAGATTTTTAATAATTTTTGATTTTTTCCAAGTTACTTTTTCAGGATATTTTGGGTGAAAATAAAGATTATATTTAGAAGATTGATTACGAAAATAGGAATCCCATAATTTTGTAAAATTTGGATTTTCAATCGTCAAAAACAAAAATGCGATTTGTTTCATATATTTTATCTATAAAAAAAAAATATTAAAATTTTTTATTATTATTAATTAAATGAATACACTTCCAAGTGAAATTCAAAATATTATTTTTAATAATTATTGGCATTTTCAATTTCAACATGTTTTAGACGAATTATTATTTTGTATGAATTTAGAAATAAAAATAAAAAAATTTTTATTTACATATTGTTTTCGTGAAAAATTATTTGGTAAAGAATATTTATATTATTTAAAACAATTTAATAATGATATCCAAAAAATAACAAAAAATAAAATGTTAAAAATTATTTGTGATGTAAATAATTTACATTTATATTATTGTTTTGATATTAATTACAAAAATAATATCCTAAGTAAAGTCGATAAAGAATTAAAATATATTGCACTTTATTCCATTATTTCTAGTGGTCAAATGCGTTATTTAATTTTAAGTAGATTCCAAGAATTATCTAAATTAAAATATATTTTTTATTAATCTAAACATGTTGTTTTAAATATCATACCTGTTACTAAATATGGATCACAATTTGAACTTGGACGTCTATCCTCAAAATAACCCTTTTGATTTTTATAATTTTCATTTCCTATTCTAATTGAAGCACCTCTATTTGCTATTCCATGTGTAAATTTATCAAATGATGCTGTTTCATGTATTCCAGTCATTCTTTCATCATTACCAGAACCATATATAGCCATATGTTCATCATGCTTTAAACTTAATTTTTCAATTGCTTCATTTATATAATCTAAACCCGTTTTATCACCATTTCCATTTCTCATATTTTCTGTACTGTAATTTGTATGACATCCTGACCCATTCCAATCTCCTTTTAATGGTTTTGGATCAAAATTAACAATTACATCATATCTTTCTGCTAATTTATGTAATAAATATCTTGCCATCCATAAATGATCACCTTGCTCAATTCCTTCACAAGGACCTATTTGAAATTCCCATTGCCCTGGTGCTACTTCTGCATTAATACCAGATATTTTAATACCAGCATGAATACAAGCACATAAATGTTGCTCAACAATATTTCTCCCAAAAGCATTGGAAGCACCAACACTACAATAAAATTGACCTTGTGTTTTAGATTCATCAAATCCTAAAGGTAAATTAGTTTTTGAATCTATTAAAAAATATTCTTGCTCTAAACCAAACCAGGGTTTTTGACTTAAATCTTTTTCAAATAAATCATTTGCCCATTTACGATGATTATTTGGTAAAGGTTCATCATTTGGTGTATAAGTATCACATAATACTAATAGATTAGGTCTTAATCGAATAGGATCTTTAAATAATGCTCTAGGTTTAATAATAACTTCAGAATCTGTACCACTTGCTTGTCCAGTTGAACTTCCATCAAAATTCCATATAGGTAAATCGTTTGCACTTTTAATATCATAAGGATTAGATATTACTTTAGTTTTACTTCGTAATTCATTATTTCCATCAATCCAAACATATTCTACACAACATTTATCACTCATATAATTATATAAAAGTATTTTTTTTTTAAGTATAAAAATGTAAATAAAATGTTTAATTTTTAATATAATTTTATATTTTAAATTCATGGAAAATAATTTAGATACTTTTTTTAATTTTGAAGATATTATGAATTATAAAAGCATTTTTGAAAAAAATAAAAAAGTACAAATTCAAAATATATTAGTAAATCAAGTTGCAGAAATATTATTTAAACATGCTGTTAATGAAAAAAATTGGGTATTATCGACAGGGCATGATGCTACAAAATATGAAAAAAAAATAAATAAACAATTTGAAAAAGCAAATGCGATTCAAATAAAAAAAATACAAGATAAATTCAAAACTGATCATTTTTCATATATATTTTCAAGATCTATGAATAATGTTAAACCCAGTTTTTTGGAATATACATTAAGAAAAAACATGGCATCAGAAGAATTTATTCATTATTTAAATGAAATAACGAATTTAAAATTAACAAAATTAAATACATTATTTTTGTCGAAATATAAGGGTGGTAATTTTTTAAGTCCTCATAGTGATAATGGAAATGGAAAACTAGCATTTGTATTAAATTTAACGAAAAATTGGAAACCTCAATATGGAGGCATACTTCATTTTATGAATGATACAAAAACAGAAATAGTTGAATCTTTTAGTCCATTATTTAATAATTTAATGTTGTTTGAAGTTCCAGAAGGTGGAATACCTCATTTTGTTAGTCATATTGTTCCTTATGTGAAACAAGAAAGATATTCCATAACAGGATGGTATGAATAAAAATACATTAATTACTATAAACATTAATAAAACTTGTAAATAAATTAAGTAAATCTAAGAAAAAGTTTATTGAACTCTTTGGATAATTTGGATATTTTACACATATTTTTGCCATATCAAATATTTTTGATGTATCATAAGATACAAAAAGTGAAAATAATACTATTACAACATAGGATATATATAATGATGTTTTTTTAAATTGTTCAGTGTCTTTTACAAAAAACATATTATATAATGAAACTAATATTATTGCCAATAAACCAACAATTAACCCTGGCATTACATAGTTATAACTACCACTAAAAAAAGATGGATTCATATAAACAATTAATGACATAAATATAAAAACCATTGCTGTAGATAACAAAGCATCATCAATAACATTTGATAACTCCTCTGCTTTAAAATAAGGATAAATCATTAAAGAAATGGAAGCAATAAATAGCAACCAAACTATATGATTATATACATGACCTTCTTTACTAAAGCTGGAAGTAAAAGCCATCATTAAAATAAAAACAAATGTTAATATCATGCCTAAAAATATGTATATTCCTAATTTATTGTAAATATAGCTCATAGGCATTAATTCATGTTTTTCAGTTTCATTTTTAGAAATCAAATTATTAATAACATAAGAAAACAAACCAATTAACGTAATAGATAAAGCAAGATAAAGATAGACATTAAAAACATAATTATCACAAGTTGGCATACCATCTTTAAATGATAATGTTGAAATTAAATATAAAATAATGATAAATGAAATAATTACTGTATATAAATAGATTTTTGAAAAACTTTGACTCATATTAAATAAATATATTTTTATTTTTAATAAAAATTGATTTAAATCTTAAAAATGAATAAAAATTAGACATGGATGATGATATTCGAAGACCCGATGAAAGTTTTAAAGATAAACTTATAGATGATTACCAAGAAAATTATATGGATATGGACGTTGATCCTGAATTAAATAAAGTATTGGAGCAATCTAGGAAAGAATATGAAGAAAAAATAATTCAAGAACAAATAAATAATCGTAGGAAACAATTATTTAGTAAATTAGATATACAATTAAATTATTTATTGTTACAAAAAGATGATTATGTAGAGTTTTTTGTAGAATGTTTTAAATATGAAGTAAATAAATATTTAAATAATGAATGTACAAGTATTTATTTATTTAAGTCACATTATGAATATTTAAAAAATTTTTTGAATGAATTGTATATTATGCCTGTGCAGCGAAATAAAAGACCAAAAATTGATGAAGAATTATATACATTAATTAATGAAAATTTAAATTATTGTTAATTATTATAAATTAAAAATTGAAATTTTTTACCATAAATCCATACATAGAAAGATGCAAACATTCAAAATACATCCAAACAGTGCTTTTACACCTTTACATAATGGTGTAAAACTAATGTCCTATTCATCAGATGATATGTTAAATATTAATACTCAAGCAACAGGACTTGGTTATTATTTATTTTCATATGGAAGTAATTCTTTAAATCAACTTAAAGAACGTGTTAAAAATGACAAATTAAGTGGTCAAAAGGCATACATAAAAGGTTATACACGTATTTTTGCTGGTAAAAGTAATAAATGGAATGGAGGTGTAGCATCATTAACAAAGAGTAACAGCGATGATATAGTAAAAGGCTCATTGGTATATTTATCGGATACTGAATTAAATAAGCTAGATTATTTTGAAGGTGCCCATAAAAATGAAAATCCATTTAGTAAAATAGATAATTTTTACAGAAGAGAATACATAACAGCATTTGACAGTGAAAATAATATAATTAATTGTGTTGTATATATAAAAAACAATCATAATTGGGTTATGTTTCCGTCAAATGAATATTTAGAAGCTGTAAAAAAGAATATTATGAAATATTGGACTGAATTAGATAAATCATATGAATTAGAAATTTATGACCATGATTTAATATTAAAAGGAAAATATTCATAGTTTTAGATTTCATTTATAAATAATTAATTAATGTCCTATTAATACTTGAGCATAAGTTTTATTTAAATTATTTCCATAATGA